TAACAGCAGTACCGGTTGGCCTTAACGATTTTACTTTTAAACGTGGATCAGATGTGATCAATGCTATCAATCAAGTTTTATTAAAAAGCGAGATAGCAGTTGCAGCCTTAGATAGACCCCCGAATATAAACGGTATGAGACCATGGTGGCGCATTGATGTGCAAACATATCATATACCAAACAATGCCAACTTGGCTAAAACTGGAACACTACCTAAGTTACACGTTTATCGAGTAGTTCCTTATCAAGTTCATGCTAGTCGTATGTTAGCGCCAAATGCATCAGCACCTGGTATAGAGCAACTTAAAAAACAAGCCGCTAAAGAATATAATTATATCTACACCGGCAAAAATAGCGAAGTACTAAAATTTGACATCGATGTATCTAATACCTTTTATCAAGTATTCCAAGCAGATAATTTTACAACATCGGGAGATGCACCTGTTGAACCTAAAGATAAGCCTAAGTCTGCTCCTGAAGCGCCGGTTGGTGGTAATCCAGTAGTGGATGCTGTTGCCACTGCATCTAAATTTGTTGCATCGGTTTTTTCAACTGATAGTAAAGGCGGTAGTAAAGGTGAGACACAAGCAAGTCGAGTAGCAAGAATGTTTCATGACGCTTTAATCAACGGTATGGACATGATGAATATCAACATGGATATTGCAGGCGACCCGTATTATATTGCCAACAGCGGTGTAGGAAATTATACAGCAACACAAACTAATTTAATTAATGTGACAAAAGATGGAAATGTAAATTATCAAAATGGTGAAGTTGATGTTGTAATTAATTTTAAAACACCCACTGATCTTAATCAATCGACTGGATTGTTTGACATTAATAATGCCAAACTAGTTTCACAATTTAGCGGACTTTATAAATTAACAACTATCACCAGTTCTTTTAAAAACGGAAAGTTTACACAGAATCTTGTAGCCAACAGACGACAAGGACAGGATAGTACTGCACCAGCTAGTGCTAAATCATTCCCGACTGCTAAAACAGTAGTGACTAATACCAGTGATGGATCAACCTCAGAAATGACACCTGCTGAAGCTAGAGCCGCCAGAGACCGCGGAGAAATTGAAGAATAATTATGTCAACAGAAGATATCAATACTGGAACAGAAACACCTGATCTGCCTTCTTGGCCAGTGTTGGCAAAAGTCGTAAGCCACGCGGATCCTGCTACTATGGGAGCCTTAGAAGTTTCTATAGAACGGCCCGGCGCAGGCAATACTGACAGTGCTGTACAGGTTGTACAAGTACAAATGATCAGTCCGTTTTTTGGCAGTACTAGTGAAGAATTTCTTCAAACAGATCCTGACTCTTACAATAATACACGAAAAAGTTATGGCATGTGGTTTATACCACCCGATGTTGGAACTACTGTATTAGTAATTTTCATCAACGGTGATCCGGCAAGAGGATATTGGTACGGTTGCGTCCCCGACCAACATATGAATTTTAGTGTTCCGGGACTAGCCGCAACTACGTTTAATATCCCAGATCCAGACGGCGAACCTTTTACTGACAATCCGGATAGACTACCAGTAGCAGAGTTTAATACAGCAATAACTCCCGCACTAACTAATCCGACACTTAATAAAAAACCAGTGCATCCATTTGCTAAAGTATTAGATGAGCAGGGATTACTAATTGACGATACTCGCGGCATTACCAGTAGTAGTGCTAGAAGAGAAGCGCCAAGCGCAGTGTTCGGTATTAGTACGCCAGGCCCCTTAGATAAAGAAGGGCCAAAGGGTCTTATCGGAAAAGCTGAAAGTAAGGGAAATACGTTTATAAGTCGATTAGGTGGAACAACTTTTGTCATGGATGACGGCGACGACACCTTTCAGCGTAAAACTAAAGCAAGCGAAGGTCCTCCTGAATATGTAAGCGTTGCTGAAGAAACGGGCGTGCCAAATATTCCTCACAACGAGCTTGTGCGTATCCGTACCCGAACCGGCCATCAAATATTATTACACAACAGCGAAGATTTAATTTATATCGGTAATGCCAGAGGAACAAGTTGGATAGAGTTGTCTAGCGATGGTAAAATAGACATTTATGCTGAAGATAGTATAAGTGTGCATACAAAACAAGACATGAATTTTTACGCCAAACGTGATATTAACATGGAAGCCGGCAGAAATTTTAATATTAAAGTTGATAAAGAAATGCACACTGAAGTTCTAGTGGATCATTTATTAATAGTAGGACATGATCAAAAAATACAAATTAAAAATGATACTAGTACAAATGTATTAGGTTCTGTTAGTTATAAAGTTGAAAAAGACTTTTCGATACTAACAACTGATGATATAAATCTTCAATCAAACAATAACACAAACATATTTGCCGACAACAAACTAATTTTAAATTCTCAACAAGGATTTAGTCTGTTCACTAACGGCGGATTAACACTGACTTCTACCGGTACTACAAATATTAAATCTACAGGAAGCATGAATCAAACTTCAGATGGCGAAATTAACTTTAAAGCGGGCCCAAATATTAAAGCAACTGCAGGTAGGATTGACTTTAATTCAGCTACTAATCCTGCAACTCCTGCAACTCCTGCAACTCCTGCTTTACCGTTACCGCAACCGCCTACTGAAAGTGTGCCAAAATCTTTATCAACAGCAAGCGTTCCTGATGAAACGGGTGAAGAGTATACAAAGTCGATTATGCGTAGGATTCCGATGCATGAGCCATGGCCATCACACGAAAATCTAGACCCAACAAAATTCAAACCTGAATTAACTGATAGGGATGCCGACGAAAGGTACGAACAGAATAACACTGACATGATGACACCGCCGGGCAAGTGGAAAAAATATTCTACTAGTTTTGATACTTTCAATCCACCCCCACCGACTTCTGAATAAGGAAAACATATGAGCTCGAGTTCAAATTTGTACAACAAAATTACATTACCAGCCGCACCTCTCACCGGCGCAACAACACCTAAAACTTATAAAGGATTTAGTACAGTTAATACTGACACTGAAAATTTTGCGTTATTTGACTTTGAGTTAATAAAACAAGATATTATAAATCATTTTTATATACGCCAGGGCGAACGATTGATGAATCCTGAATTTGGTTGTGTTATTTGGGATTTATTATACGAACCGTTAACAGATGAAACTAGATTCCTTATTACAGAAAACGTAAGCTCTATTATAAACTATGACCCTAGGGTATCTACAGAACAGGTAATTGTAACCCCATACGAAAGCGGAATACAAATACAATGCACTCTTACGTATCGTGCATACAATATACAACAACAGTTAGAGTTACGGTTTGACCAAACAAACGGCCTGCTAATGGCATAATATACGCACATAATTTTAATCGATAAATATCAATATTAGGACACATCATGAGTGTAACAACTAGACAAAACAGACTATTAGTCGCACAGGACTGGAAAAAAGTATACCAGTCTTTCCGTAATGCGGACTTCCAAAGCTACGACTTTGAAAATCTACGCCGCACTATGATTGATTACATTCGTACTAATTACCCTGAAGATTTTAACGATTACATTGAATCTAGCGAATACCTTGCCCTAATTGATCTTATTGCGTTCCTGGGCCAAAGCATAGCTTTCCGCGTTGACTTAAATGCCCGTGAAAATTTCTTAGAACTAGCAGAGCGTCGCGAAAGTGTCTTACGTTTAGCACGATTAATTAGCTACAATGCCAAGAGAAACATTCCTTCTAAAGGATTATTAAAATTTACTAGTGTATCTACTACAGAAAATGTAATTGATAGCAACGGCAGAAATCTAGCAGGACAAACTATTAATTGGAACGATTCAGCAAACGCCAACTGGTACGATCAATTTATTAAAATAATGAACGCATCGTTCCCATCGACTCAACAATTTGGAAATCCAGCAGATAAAAATACAATTTACGGAATCCCAACAGAACAATATCGTATACAAGGAGCAAATACAAATGTTCCCGTGTATGAATTTACTAAAACAGTTGACGGCAGAACAATGCCTTTTGAAATTACTAGTACAACATTTAGTGAACAAAATTACATATATGAAGAAGCTCCTAAGATAGGAAATCGATTAGCCTGTGTTTATAGAGATGACGGCAAAGGATTAGGCAGTGCCGCTAGCGGATTCTTTTTAAATTTCGTTCAAGGAACATTAAACACTGGATTATTTACAATTACTCAACCTAGTAGCAATCAATCAGTTGATATTGACAGTCCGGGTGTTAATAATTCGGACGTGTGGTTATATCGATTAGACGGCAACAATGCTGAAACTAATTTATGGACTCCGGTTAGTAATTTTGAAGGCAACAACATAATTTATAACAGCACTACTAAAAATATTAGAAATATCTATAGTGTAATAACACGAGCCGGCGATAGATTTAGCCTACAATTTAGCGATGGTACTTTTGGAGATTTACCGTTAGGGGTATTTAGAACTTACTACAGAGTAAGCAACGGGTTACAGTATGCAATTAATGCAAGAGACATTCGAAACGTATCAATTGAAGTTCCTTATTTTTCTTCACAAAATCAACTACAAACTTTAACAATTACATTGTCATTAACTTACACAGTTACTAACGCTGGTGCAACTGAATCAAACGACAGTATTAAGGCAAATGCTCCACAGACTTATTATACACAAAATCGTATGATTACCGGGGAAGATTATAACATCAGTCCGCTGTCTGTAAGCACACAAGTTGCAAAAGTAAAAGCAGTTAATAGAACAAGTAGTGGCATTAGCCGATATTTTGATCTAGCAGATCCTACCGGAAAATACAGCTCGACAAACTTATTTGCCAACGACGGCGTGCTATATACAGAAGAATACACGAGCCAGTACAGATTTAATTATAACAGTAAAACTGATATTGAGGTTGTTATTTACAATCAAATTTTTGATATTCTTAAAAGATCAAACTTGCGTAATTTTTATTATTCTAAATTTATTAATTTTATTACTGCTAGTTTAAACATTGTTTGGAATAATGTAACTACTGATGCTAACGCATCGTCGGGTTATGTCGGCGACGTTGTTGACGGCACAATTTATAAAGTTGGAGAATATACTAGTACAGATTTAAAATATTTAAAAGCCGGAGCATTAATACAGTTTACCGCTCCAACTGGATATTACTTTGACACTAGTAGAGAGAACACACTTGTACAAACGTCAGCGACAACTACTGCCGGTTATATAAAAACTCTATGGGCGGAAGTTGTATCGGTATCCGACGATGGTACCGCCGCCGGCACAGGACGCCTAGCGACAGGATTTGGACCAATAGGATTAAATTGTCCGGTTCCGTCGGGAACTGCTACAAATAAACCAATTATCACTCAGATTGTGCCCAAGTGGAGAACAGTAATTGACACCTCAACAATTACTACTATGATTGATTTAATTGATTCAAATAAACCGTTTGCCTTAAGATATGATGCCACGACACAAATATGGAAAATTGTGTTCGAAGCAAATTTAGATTTAGTTTCTAATTTTAGCACCGCAAAACAAGGCGATGTTACAAGTAAAAATCAAGATGCCAGTTGGCTTCTTTTGTTTAGCACTGATAATGAATACTATACTGTGACTAGTAGAGAACAACGATATGTGTTTGAAAGTGATACACAAGTTAGATTCTTTTTTGATAACACTCGTAAAATCTATGACAGCCGAAGTGATTCTGTAATTAAAGATATTATTAATATTTTAAATGTAAATGCGAATCCGGCAAGTGTTGAAGGGTATCCGTTCACTGTAGACTATCCTTGGGAAGTTGTTTCAGAGTATGCTGGACAAGATGGTTATATTGATAATAAAAAAATAGTAATTACATTTGCTGATTCTGATGACAACGGAGTAGTTGACAACCCAGAATTATTTTTAAATGTAGTTAACCCAGTTTCTACAAATTGGACACGTTATATTTTGCAAGAAAAATATACAATTAGTCAAGGACAAGACGATTACAGATATGTAGAAAATTATAATAATTCTACAGTAAAAATATTAGCTGACGAATCATTAGTCGGCGATAGGAATCAATACACTTTTCCTCAGTATTTTTATTTTGTAAAAACCGGAGTGGTTAAAAAACTAACGGCAGCAAATCAGCCATTAGTTGCTAGTCTTGACTACAAAGTATTTGTAGGTCGAGATAAAATTAAATTTCAATACACTCATAGTGCTGACTACGATTCTAGAATTGATCCCGGAGCATCTAATATAATAGATGTGTTTGTATTAACTAAGGGATATGATACGTTGTTTAGGCAGTGGATAAGTGGTGCCGCCATAAGCAAGCCGTTGCCTCCTAGCAGTGCAGAATTATATGATATCATAGATCCAGGTCTAAGTTTAATTAAATCAATAAGTGATGAAGTAATTTATCACCCAGTAAATTATAAAGTATTGTTCGGAACGATTGCCGAAGATAATCTTCAAGCAAGTTTTAAAGTAATTAAAAATGCAAGTCAAGTGATATCTGATAATGATGTTAAGGTAAAAGTAATTACAGCAATTAATCAATTTTTTAGTTTAGAAAATTGGGACTTTGGAGATACATTTTATTTTACTGAACTATCGACGTATGTTATGAATCAAGCGGCACCTTACATCGCTAATTTTGTTATAGTTCCTCGACAAAACAGTCTAAATTTTGGTAGTCTATTTGAAATTAAATCGTCTAGCGATCAGTTGTTCATCAACGGAGCAACAGTTGACGATATTGAAATTATTACATCTATAACGTCAAGCTCAATTAAAGCAATTACAAATACTAATTCTAACGTAGTTAATACTACACAACAAAATGTAACAAGTTCACCATACGGAGCAACTAATGGCTGATAGTGTAAATCCCACAGGCGGCGATGCAAAAGCTTCTGACTTCCTACCTAAATTCTACCAAACTGATGCTAATAAAAAGTTTTTACAGGCAACCGTAGAACAATTAACACGCCCTGGTACTGTTAAGAAGATTAATGGATTCATTGGTAGAGAAAATGCTAAAGCTACTAATGGCGCTGACATTTTCATTACTGCCCCAACGTTGGACAGACAAAATTATCAATTAGAACCGGGGATGGTTATAACTGATGATTTAGGAAATACTACATTTTTTAAAGACTATGCTGATTATATTAATCAAATAGGAGTATTTGCTGGTAATACTAGTAATCATGCCAGGTTAAACAAACAAGAATTTTATTCTTGGGATCCTCATATTGATTGGGATAAATTTGTTAACTTTCAAAATTACTACTGGTTGCCTTATGGACCTGACACTGTTAAAATTGCAGGGCAACAATTAGCAATTACTAGCGAGTATACTGTTACAGTTGAATCAGTAGGCGGCGATGATCAGTTTATTTTTACTCCACCGGGTCTAATTAGAGATCCTGTAATTAAATTATATAGAGGACAAACCTATACATTTAATGTAACTAGTCCGTCAAATCCCTTCATGATTAAAACATCTAGATCATCTGGGTTATCTCATCCTTATCTTAACAACGAACTAGTATATAAAGATGAAAACGGCAATGTTGTAAATTCGATTGAAAAAGGTACTGTTACATTCACAGTGCCTTACTCTTGCCCCGATGTCCTATTTTACACTAGCACAGCTAACGCTAATCTTGGTGGAGTGTTTGAAATATTATCTATAGATGATAACACATTTATTAATGTTAATCTTGACATCATAGGAAAAAAATCTTATACATTGCCTAACGGTATTAGTCTTACTAACGGAATGAAAATACGATTTATTGGCAATGTTGAACCGGCCTCATATGATCGGGGATCATATTATGTTGAAGGTGTTGGCACTGCAATTGAATTAATAAATGTTTCAATTTTAGAATTATTAAGCACTTATACAACCTCTGAAACTATATTATTTGACAATAGTCCTTTTGATACTTTGCCGTTTAGCGATGCAACCGGTTTTGCCGGAAGTCCTGAGCATATTGTTATTAATAGAGCAAGCAAGGATCGAAATCCTTGGACACGATACAATCGTTGGTTTCATAAAGACGTTATAATTAAAACAGCAGAACTTAATGGAATTCCGGTTGATTTAAATCAAACATCTAGAGCAGTACGACCTATTATCGAATTCAAAGCAAATTTAAGATTATTTAATTTTGGATCAGTTGCGATTGAAGATATTGATCTAGTTGATAGTTATACTACGGATGTGTTCAGCACGATTGAAGGTCAGGTTGGTTATAATATAGATGGGATATCAATATCTCAGGGACAACGAATTTTATTTACAGCAGACACTGATGTGTTAGTAAAGAATAGAATTTATAAAGTAGAATTCATAACTTTAAATGGAAAAAGACAAATTCACTTGTCCCCGGAAGCAGAACCAGAAGCAGGCCAAGGTTGCATTATTAAACAGGGCTTAACGAATCAAGGAAGCACTTATTGGTACACTGGAACTCAGTGGAAGCTAGCTCAGCAAAAAACAAAATTAAATCAAACTCCGTTATTTGATATAGTTAACGAAGAAGGTATTAGTTACGGCGATACTAGTGTTTATGACGGCTCAACGTTTACAGGAACATCAGTGTTTTCTTATAAGGTAGGTACTGGTACAGTAGATTCTACGCTAGGATTTTCATTATCTTATAAAAATATCAATAACATTGGTGATATTGTTTTTAATTTTAATTTACTTACTGATTATTTTGAATATAAAAATAACACGGGTGTAATAGTTAAAACTATTGATGTTGGTTATTTAGAAAAATTAACTCCCTCGGGTACAGTGTATGTTAACGGCTGGCAACAATGCCAGTCAAATACATATCAAGGAGCCATTAGAATTTATAAAAATTCTAATCTAGTGAATAACTTTGACTTGGATATTTTTGATAGTATTACAGAACTAGACGATTTAGTTGTCAAAGTGTATATTAATGGTATTCGATTAGACAACAGTAATTGGTCAGTAGTCGATGGCCCAGTGTACAAAAAAATTGTTCTTAACAGCGATATTAGTTTGACTGATGTATTAACTATAAAAGCATTTGCATCTCAGCCTGTTAACAAACAAGGATTTTATGAAATCCCTGTTAACTTACAAAATAATCCGTTAAACAGCAATATTGCAGATTTTACATTAGGCGAAGTTATTGATCATGTAGGATCAATTGTTGATAACATTTCTGGATTCGCCGGAGACTTTCCAGGCTACAGTAATTTAAGAGACCTTGGAAATATAACACCCTTTGGTACAAAATTTGTACAGCATAGCGGTCCTGCCAGTTTAAGTTTATATCATATCACTAGTGAAAACAATAATATAATCAATGCAATAGAATTTTCAAAAGAAGACTATAATACATTTAAGAAAAATTTTATAACAGTTGCTTCGACTATTGGAATTGATACAGATCAAGCAACGGGTGTAAATCTTATTTTACAAAAAATAAATCAAGATAAGCCAAAAACTAGTCCATATTATTTTAGCGATATGGTTCCTTACACTGCACGTATTAGAAATACGTTATCAGTAGTTGATTATAGAATTAAAACATATCCATTAGTTAATGTGTTCAGCATGGATACATTGTCAACTCGTTCAGTTATTGTATACCTAAACGAAACACAGCTTTTATATAAAAGAGATTATGTTTTTAGTAGCCAGGGTTTTGTAATTATTACAGCAACTATTGCTACAGGCGATACTATTATTATTGATGAGTACGATAACACGAACGGATCTTTTATACCGGCTACTCCTACTAAACTTGGAATATGGCCAAAATACGAACCAAAAATTTATCTTGATACAAGTCTAGTTACTCCTCGACTAATGATCCAAGGTCACGACGGCAGTCAAATACTTGCGTACGGGGACTATAGAGATAATTTAATTTTAGAACTAGAAAGCAGAATTTTTAATAATATTAAAGTAGAATATAATCCGTCGATATTTGACATTTATGATGTTATTCCCGGATACGGTCGAGAAACAGACTACTCATTAGAAGAGTTTAATTCTGTTCTAGCTTCCGATTTTTATAAATGGACTAGTTTAGTTGACCAAGATTTTACTAAACCTTTAAATTACGATAGAACCGATCCTTTTACATTTAATTATAGATTTAATTCTGCGCCCAACGGTCAAGGTTTGCCCGGATACTGGAAAGGAATTTATCGTTGGATGCTAGATACTGACCGCCCAAATTTATGCCCTTGGGAGATGTTAGGGTTTAGTATTGAACCAAGTTGGTGGCAAGAGGTATATGGACCAGCACCGTACACTAGCGAAAATAAAATTCTATGGGAAGACCTTGCTACTGGAACAATTAGAGAACCTAATACACCGGTAAGAATAAATGCAAAATTTGCAAGACCTATTTTAGATAAATGTATTCCTGTTGACGATCAAGGCAATATTCTAAGCCCTGCATTTTCTGGGTTAGCATCTGGAGTTATAACACAAGCAACAGAATCTGATTTTGTATTCGGAGATGTAAGTCCAGTAGAGTCGGCTTGGAGAAGAAGTAGCCATTATCCTTTTAGTGTACTACGTACTATTATGTTATTGCATCCCGCAAAAACATTTGGAACACTCTTAGATCGATCAAGAATAGTAAGAAATATTGCCGGTCAACTAATTTATACTGAAACAGGATTGCGTATATCACCCAGTGATATTATGATTCCTAGCATATATTCTAGCGAAACGCATGTACAAACTTCGGGTATTATTAATTACATAATTGATTATATTTTAAGTGACAATTTAAAATCTTACAATTCTTATGTTTATGATCTAATGAACATTAACGCAAGATTAACCTACAGAATTGGCGCATTTACTAGCAAAGAAAAATTCAATTTATTATTAGATAGTAAAACACCACTAAGCCAAGGTAGTGTTTTTGTGCCACAAGAAGATTACAGTATTATTTTAAATAGCTCTAGTCCTATTAAGAAAATTACCTACAGCGGTGTAATCATTACTAAAACACTAATTGGTACAATCACCGGGTACGAAGTAAAAGGATATAGTAAAACACAACCATATTTTAAATATTATCCAGCTACTGACATTGGGCTAAAGATCAATGTTGGCGGAATTTCAGAAACGTTTAGCACATGGGCCCCTAATTCGAGATTTGCCGCTGGCAAAATTGTAGAATACAATAAAAAGTTTTATAGATCAAAATCTTTACACACTACTACCGATACTTTTACAGTTCAATTTTATGAACTATTAGCAGAGCTTCCGATCATCGGAGGACAAGACGCATATTTAAAATCTGAATGGGATAAAAGTGAAACAGTTATAGTTCCGTACAGCACAAAATTTAGAACTATCCAAGAGGTAGTAGATTTCCTAGTAGGTTACGGTGCGTGGTTAGAAGATCAAGGATTTATATTTGATGATTTTAATACTACGTTATCTCAAGTAACAAACTGGGAAACAAGTGCTAAAGAATTTTTATTCTGGACAACACAAAATTGGTCTTTCGGCCAAGATAAGTGGAACGACTGGATACCGACTGTGGATGTACAGGCAGGTAGTATTGTTAGGTATAACGGCGACTACTACCGAGCATATACTGCTATTCCAGCAACTTCGGTATTTGACAATGAACGATATGCTAGGCTCGACGGGTTGAGTAATCTAGGTAGTAGCGTGATTAGTTTAAGTCCTTCTGCGGCAAAGATAACATTTTCTTTACCGTTAGCAGTTGTTGATGATATTAGAAATACGTTTAATGACTACGAATTTTTTAAAGTTGATGGAACACCGATCCAACCAAATTTCTTGAATTCGTATAGAAATGATAATACTGTTAGTTACATACCGGTCGGTGCAGACGGAGTATACAGTGCTAGTTTTTATCTAGTACAAAAAGAACAAGTAGTAATTTTAAACAATTCTACAATGTTTAACGATACAATTTATAATGTTGAAAGCGGTTATAGACAAGAGCGTATCCGAGTATCGGGTTATGTAAGTGACAGATGGACTGGATCATTTGATGCGCCGGGATTTATTTTTGATCAAGCAATAATCCAAAATTGGGAAGCATGGAAGGATTATTCTCTAGGGGATATCGTTAAGTATAAGGAATTTTATTATAGTTCAAAAACGTCTTTATCCGGGACAAATACGTTTGAAAATATAAGTTGGATAAAATTAGATAAAAAACCAACAGCACAATTATTACCAAACTGGAATTATAAAGCAGGACAGTTTACAGATTTCTATAGTCTTGATAGCGATAACTTTGATAGCAGTCAACAAAAAATGTCTCAACATTTAGTTGGTTATCAGAAACGACAATTCCTTGAAAACATTATACAAGATGATGTTAGTGAATTTAAATTTTATCAAGGAATGATAATTGAAAAAGGAACAAAAAATGTCCTTAACAAATTATTTGATGTCCTTAGCGCAGATAACAAAGACAGCGTGAGTTTTTACGAAGAGTGGGCTGTACGTATGGGACAGTACGGAGCAAGTTCTGCATTTAATAATGTTGAGTTTATATTATCTGAAGGGCTGTTTAAAAACAATCCTCAAGGTTTTGAATTAGTTAACTATGTAGATCCTTCAGTAACTGATTTTATAATTAGACAAACTCCTAACGACGTGTATTTAAAACCAGTAGGATATAAAAATGATTTATGGCCTACATTAGATAGCCAGCATTATTATTTAAGAACTCCTGGACACGTTAGGCTTGATCAAGTTAAAGTAGCATTACCTACAATTGATGATATTGTATCTCAAGATGTAACTACTTTTTTAAATGGTGATTATGTTTGGTGCGGTTTTGAAAATAATACATGGAATGTTTATCGATACACCGACGCCGACCTGATAGTTACAAATGCAACTTATTCATCTAACGATAAAGAAATAACGTTAACAACTAAAAATAATATATCTCTTACTGTCGGAGAATGGATAGGCATTAATCAAACTAGTTCGTTTAATGGATTTTTTAAAATTAAATCAATTATCGGTAATAAAATGATATTGAGTGCATTACTAAGCACAACACCTTCGGGTTCATTTGCTGATCAAAAAACAATTGTAATTTTTGTTTTTAGATCACAAAAAGCAAATTCAATTAACAACGCTGATAATGTTCGACCTATTAATATTGTTTCTGGAGAATTGCTGTGGACCGGCGGCCAAGGAACGTCTTATGACTGGGAAACATGGCAGTATACGCCTGTGTATACTAATAAAGAACTAGTAAACACTGAACCACTATATGATTTAGGAAGAGGAAAACAGATTGTAATTAATAGTGTCGGAACTGTGATGGCAACTACAATTAACAATGGAACAACATTTATTTACGATAGGGCAGGGCTAGTAGCACCGTGGATTCAAAGATCTTCAATTGAGCCGCCTGTGTTAACTGTTGACGGACTAGGTCAGCAGAACGCAGTTTACCTAGGTGACGTTATTGCTATGTCCCCAGACGGTACTTGGTTAGCAACCGGAACACCGTTAGCTAGTTATGTTTCAACAAATCCACAAGTTGGAGATTTATACACCGCAGTTAATACAACTGATTCAGATTACAATTCATCATTAGTAAATCAAGGTGCGATCTCTTTATATAAGAAAGATGCAAGCAACGTTTATACATTTGTAGATTCAATAATAAGCCCAACTCCAGTAGCTAATGAATTATTTGGCTCGAATATTGTGCTCGGCAACGATGTAATGTTTGTAACTGCCGCCGGATATAACACTATTGGTAGAGTATATCAATTAAACTATCAAACTAATGTTATAGCCAGTACAGCATACAGTCCTATCGGTAGCACAGGAACTGTAATAAAAGTATCTAATACCGCTAATATTGAAGTTAATATGAAAATTGTCGGCGTTGGATTTACCAGCGGTCAATATGTAACACAAGTAGTTAATAGTACAACTTTATATATAAGTGTTGCTCCAGATAGCACGCCAGCCGGCATATTAGAATTCACAGCAACCGAATGGCAATATGCTACTACTCGATATCTCGGACATAATAGTTTAACAGCCGGCGCAAAGTTTGGACATTCTATGTCTATTAGTCAGGACAGCAATACACTAGCAGTATCTGCGCCCGGAACTGCGGGATATGTCTTTATCTATAAAAAGAATGGTAATGCATATCCTCAATTTCAATTACTGACCGCTAGTAGCAATGCATTAAATAACAGCGGGTTTGGAACTGCGGTAGCGTTAACAGCTGATGCCAACTATATTGCTATTAGTACGGTATTATATGACGGAGAAAAAATCGATCAGGGACTTGTTGATATTCGTGCATGGAACGGAGAAGTATATGATCCGACCACTCGAAAAGAAATAGTTAATAACAATCCATCAATTGCTGAATTCTTTGGTACAAAATTAAATTTTATGAACGGATCTGAAACGCTAGTTGTTTACAGTCCAAATTCGTTTGTTCGAGATCCAATTGTATTAACAGACAATACAACGTTCGATGACGATACAACACACTTTTTAATTAACAACTCAAATACGGGTCGAATTGACATCTATGATCGTTATGACACATCTTGGGTGTTTAGTGAAAGTTTAAAAACCAATGATGCAGATGCACATTCTGCGTATAGTTCAGGATTTGCGGTCGCCGCAAATCGAGTTATTGTAGGTTCACCTTATCAACTTGATAAGGGAATAATGTCTGGAAAACTTTACGATTGTAGTAAACGAGATGGAACCTTTAGCTGGAAAAAAATACATTCTCAAGGTAAAGCTGTTAATTTAAAAAGAATTAAAAAAGCATTCTTATATAATAAACTAACAAACAATATTGTTTCATACTTAGATGCAATCGATCCGAGTCAAGGGCAGATACCGGGAATTGCCGAACAAGAAATAAAATATAAAACATTTTACGACCCTGCGACATATTCGATAGGAACAACAACTGTGACAGTTGATGACGGTATGGCTTGGTCTAAATCTCAAGTTGGTACATTATGGTGGGATTTACGCACTGCAAAATTTATCGAAAGTCACGATTCTGCAGATGTTGTATATAGAAACAGTACATGGAATACATTGTTTCCTGGTGCAAGTATTGACATATACGAATGGGTTGAGTCTAAATTAAAACCGGCAGAATGGAACACTACAGCTGATACAGAATCAGGACTAGCTAACGGTATTAGCGGAACTACATTATATGACAATACCGTTTATAGCGTTATTAGAAAATACGATGCAGTCGCTAAAACTTTTAAAAATGTTTACTATTACTGGGTAAAAAATAAAAAGACAATACCAAGTTCTTTAAGTAGAAATATGTCTGCTATTAATGTAGCTAAATTAATTGCTAATCCTCGAGGCGATGGTTATAAGTACCTAGCATTGACTAGCTCAAATAGTTTTAGTCTTGCTAACTGCCAACCGTTATTAGAAGACAATAATGTTATATTGTCAGTTGATTATTGGATTTCCGACTCGGCCATAACGCAAAGTAATATTCATAGCCAATGGAAATTAATTTCAAACGATATTAATTCTGAAATCCCAACCAGAATAGAAGATAAGTGGTTTGACAGCTTATGTGGGAAAGATATTGCTGGCCGAGTAGTTCCGGACACTAATCTTCCTGCTAAGTTACGATACGGTATTGAAAATCGACCGCGACAGGGCATGTTTATTAATAGATTTGAGGCATTAAAACAATTTGTTGAGAAAACAAATCAAATATTGATTAACAATCAAATTACT